AGTCCTCGTCCTTACTTCCTCCAGGCATCCAGTCTTTGAACCATTCACCACGTGCATGAGGGTTTTCTTTCGTTTGGAAATTATACTCTGGGTGGTAATACAGACGCCTGGCATAGGGTTGTGTAGACACAATTGAGACTTTCCCGGACTTACTTTCCGAATAATCAGCAAAAGTGCTGTCATTCTGGAGCGTACCTTTGTCAAACGGCATCACCTGAGCCTGTGCCACCTCTGTATGCAGGTACTCTGCCGTTTGCTCAAGGGCTGTTACCTGTGCGTCTGTAAGAGCCTGTATGCGGCCCCAGTCCATCTTAATGATTGAATTTACATTGATCATACAATATCTAACCTCGTGTAATTTACGCTGCCATCCGGATTCCTGGCTTTCATCCCCTGCAGGATATTACGTTCTTCACCAAATACTGTGACAGTTCCTCCAGAGATGACAGCCACTCCTGGAGCAATGTCTCCCCGAAAGAGAGCTGTCCCGGAAAGCTGTACATATTTCTGCTCTTTGTCAATGACCGTCTTTGCGCTGTCCTGATAATTACAGCGCAAGTCATCCTCAAAAGCCACCTCCGGGCCGCCATTTTCATTCAGGCCCTCGCTATATATAGTCACATGGATATCTGTCGTACAAGCCCATTCAGGCACTAAACATGGATACATAGGCATCACCTCAACAATCTGCAGCACAAGCCTGTCTGGCAGAGCTGCTCATATACATCACGCCGCATGGGGATTCCCTTCTGTGTGGTCACATTCCACGATTCCCCGAATTGCATGGATACGCCATTGATACTGTATCCCTGCAGGATCATGTCGAAAATCTCCCTGTTTTGCCACTCAAAGTCTGCCTGCATACAGCAGACCTCCTGGACAATTTCTTGCTGGAATGGTGTCAAATCAGAAAATCCCCGGCCCACAATACGATTGTAGGTCAGGGAATCAATATGCCTGGACGCCTGTTTCAAATACCGTTCCCGGTCAGCATCCGACAGCAGGCTGCCGTTGTAGATATCCGTGTAATACGCAGAGTCTGCATATGGAGTGTACATATCACTCACCGGCTTTCTTGCCTGCTGGCTTCTTTTCAGCCTTCAAGGTTTCCAGCTCCTTCTGCAGGTCAGATTTCTCTTCCTGCAGATTTGCGCATAACTTCTGCAGGCGTTCTACTTCTCTAACAGCCTGCATGTGATCCTCATACGGTACAGTTTTTCCACGCCCATAGGCAATCACTTCCCCGTCATCATTCAGGATATCAAAGCCGGAATCCTGGTAAAACTTCTTCTGCACCTCGTCAATGGTGTACTCTTTATTTCCTTTCGTAGCTCTCATATCATGCACCTGCCTCTACATTCATTGCGCACCCTTCTACTTTCTTTTCCAACAGAAAAAGATCTCCATAGTTACGGTTCTGGTAAAGATATCCATCCGCGGTTCTGCTGTCAGTTCCTGGTGTAAACAATTTGATATAGCTGTACTTATCACGGCATACCACGCAGGAGGTGTGGATCAGGATCCAGTTGATCTGTTTTGCGTCCTCCGCTGCCGTGCAGCCTTCCGTAAAATCGTATTTTGTTTTCATGCGAGCAGCCGGGACCATTTTAATAGTCACATTATCCAGGGAGTGGACATTACGGTTGATTGTCGAAGGCGTGGTGACACTCATAACGCGCTGGATGCCTTCAGCTTCCTTGATGATTTTATACATAGACGGGGTTACATACAGCATCCTGCCTTCTTCTGGCACACCCGCCTCGTCCATGATGCTCATTTCTTCGTCAAATGCCTCCAAGAAATTTGACGCTGTAATAACCGTTGTATCAATCCGTCCAGAAAGCCTAGTCATTTCTGCGTGAAGCTTGCTGTACCGATAAGAATCCTTCTCTGGGATGGCCTGCTCTGTTTCAAAAGTATTCTGGATATTTGCCACGGATAATGTAAGATTTGTTTCATCAATGTCCATTGGGTCAATCCAGAACTCTACATCCCTGTCATGTTCCAGCTTCTTTGCCTCCCAGTCATTACTCAGAGTACCCGCGTTAAAACCCGGTGTCCTGGTATGGTCTTTGTACCCAGATACTGTCATTCTAGGGAGTTTGATTGTCTGGGCATTAATAAATTTTACTCCCAGATTACTCTGTGCCAGTGCATCAGAGCACAGTTCCTTTGCATATTTCTGCTGCAGGAGCTGCGTAAACGTTGTTGCATAATCATATATTGCCATGTATTAGTTCCTCTCTTTCTTAAAGTCCAAACGCTTTCTTTAAAGCGTCGCTATTTGTTTGCTGTTGACCCGCCTGGCCGGAAGCCCCTACCTGTACAAAGCCTGTCTGACCTGCTGGTGCAGGTTTTAATGCCGGGATGTCTTCAAGCACTTTGTTTAGTGCATTTTTAAGTGTCTCTTCGTTGATTTTCCCGTCCTGTCCCATAACCTGGCTTAGATCCGCCATTTTAAGGACATATGGGATAGTCTTTGCGTCAATCCCCAGACCAACCGCTGCCATAGTGGCCGCTGCCTGTACCTGCGCCTGCTGTGCTGCCGCCTGGGCCTGCGCTGCCTGTGTCTGCAATGCATTTACATCTGGCTGCTGGGACGCTTTCTGAGCTTTAAATGCTGCAATAGCCTGTTTCATTTCATCTTCTGACAATCCCTGCTGCTTAAAATATGCTTTCAGGGCGGTGTCCTCCTTTGCCGCCAGCGTACCTTCCAGCATTGTCTGGATTTTATTGTAATCAATCTGTGGCGCTGCGGGTGGCTGCGTTCCTGCCTGCTGTCCATCTCCTGTGCCTCCTGCTCCTGCGCCGCCACCGTCTCCTGCTCCAGGCTCTGCGAAAAACTGTAAATCCATAGGCAACAGACATCTAAATTTCTTGTACATAAATTTCTCCTTTCCATTTTGAGAGTGTCACTCTGTAAAATCCATTGTCATCGGTGTCACCGGCCACGCATCTTTTTAAGCCATATCGTGTTTGGGCATAAAAATAAGACGCGTCACCCTGCGCCTCAAAGGGAGATTATGGATCACCTTCTCTATCCTACTAAATCGTAGGTTTTCATAAAGATATCCGGTTTGCATGGATATAACTCACCCCGCAATCCCTGGATAATATAATCACCCAGCCTTGCCTGCATCCTGCCCTCCAGTGTCTCGATTGTGCATCCATAGACATGCATATGTCCATCTAACAGACTTCGATCAATGTATACTTTACCGTCTTCTACGGCCCGCGTAAACCATTCAGGTGCGATTCTGTCCGGATCATCTGTAAGCCGGAAGGCTTCAATCTCTACTGGCTTTTTTCTGTATCTCATCTGTCTCACCTTCTTTCTTCACGATGAAATGATTTACATTAATGATTGGGATTATTGCCAACACAGCTCCTTCACAGTCTACAGCTTTAAACATGTCATTTGACCACTGCACTTTTGTGCATTGCTTATCGAAATCCAACTTAAGCCCATTTTCCATGCAACAAACATAATATTTCATATTTCCTCACCTCCTCCTTTTGCGCCGGCGTAAATAATTGGATATAAAAAATACCACCTGCCATTTCTGACTGGTGGTACTAAATACGCCCTTCTTTTTTTAAATGTTCAATTTCTTCTGGCGTGGCTTTATGAAATCTCAATGGTTCCTCTCTCCACACTCTTTCACGTTCTTTCTCTTCCAGGGCTTTCTGATATTCTTTTTCTTTATCTGCCATATCAAAGCACCTCCAATTCGATAATGTTCCCTTTTCTTGATAGTACCCTATAAAAGCAATCTTTGTCAATCAAAAGTTCTCTCTGTTTCGGAAAATGACTGAGTGCCTCGACATATGCTGCATTTGAACCTTTCTTCGCATATACCACTATCTTGTATCCCGCACCAAATGAACGAGCATCAATAACAGATGTACTAAAGAATTGCCCAGGAGCAACAATATCACCAATCTCAGCACCTGCTGTCGGATCTATATCGACTCCTCTATAGGCTATAATATCTTGCTTGAGCTTATTCTTTTTTAATGCATTAGAAATAGTATCTGCATATTCCTTAAGCCTTTTATCTCCCGCAGCATCTCCCCGGAGCATGGCATTTAATCTTTCAAAAAAACGATTCGGCTTTTTGTCACCAGAGTTATAAGTATATTTCCGTATGGCCCTTTTCTCTTTCTCTGTAAGACCATTAATCCACTTTTCGGATTCTTTGCGCAGTACATCCACAACCTTTTCCTGTGGTACTGCCCGGAAATCTGCCAATGGCCGCTTTTTATCAGCATAACCACGACTATCCTGGTTACCTGTCCTGAATCTAACATTTCTCCATTGCTCCGCTTTCTGCTGATACTGTTCCTGATTCTCCGGATCCAGTGAAAACCTTGCCAACCTGCCAAATTTCTCGATCTGTCTCTTGGCATACTGCTGTTTTGCCTCCTGTTTACTCTGCTCCTCAATCTCTGCCAGCTCCTGCCTGCTGAACTTATCATCCGGCGGCGTACTGATACCCGGGAAATAGGTTGTATGCCCATCTTTACATCTGGGATGATACAGCCCTGCAGATATGGCAGAGCTCATAAGTGGATAATCCCCATCTGCCTTGCTCCCGCCGCTCCAGACATCATCAATCAGCACCTTACCCACAAAAGGTAGACACTTAGGACATGGGTTTCCTCGCTTATTCATAATGACCAGATGCAGGCCCCATTCCTGCCGTTTCTGACCCTCGCCCTGCAGGTATGCCCGCTTGCTGGCGGTCCTGATTGCCATGTCTGCATAGTCAGATAGAGTATGACGGGCTCCATTGGCGTACTCAACACATTTCAGCCCGGCAGACAGCATATCCTTTGTAGCCATATCCACGGCTTTCTCGTATGTTCCTGCTCCGGTATTGGAGTATACCTGGGCATTGTAAATAATTTTACGATACTGGTCATTGGCCATGCGCAAGACTGCCGTTTCGGCTTTCTCCATGTCATTTGTGGTGGCTTGGATTAAGGCATCCAGTTTCCGGTCATTGATTTTAAAAAACTCAGCAGTTGCTCCCTTACTGATTTTCTTAGCGGGCAGACCTTTCTTTATAGCCCTCAATATTGCCTTTTCTTGGTCCATACCGCCCTGCTGATGAGCAGCATAGATCAGGGATTCGATTTCTTTGTTAATGTCTTTAAACTGCCCCTTAAACCGTTTCTGATTATCCTTCTTGTACTTTTCCAGGGACTTAAGCTGCAAAGCCTGCCACTGCTCCCAGTGCATCCCTTCCGCATCCTCCCAGGCTCTATGGTGTTTCATATTGCGGACCATAGAGTCCATTAGCTCCTCCTCAATCGCCTGGAAGGCTTTACCGATGTCATATTCATCGTTAATCTTTCTTGCCATTGGCCATCACCTTAAATCCTTGGGCCTTAAACTGCCTCGTCATTGCCTTAAGCTGTGTGGTACTCTTACAGTGATCATGCCTGAGCTCCGCATAATCATTTGTTTCCAGAGCGTAAATTCCCAGAGGCACCTGTTCCTTCGCCACCTCCAGCAGTCCCTGGTACTCCTTCCGGGACATTCGGTATATTCTGGGTCCGATTTTCACCTTCAATCACGTTCACCCCTTCCAGATTTAATCCAGGCTCTTCCACCTCGGCAATTCCCTGCTCCTTTTTCAGCCGGGCTATCTCCTCCTGCTTGCAGTGCTCATCCAGTGTATCACCGTAAAGCTCCTCAACGCAGCGCTCAATACTCATGATACCCTGGGTTTTGGCTTTTCCTACTGTTTCCACCTGGCTTTCAAATGACGGATTCGCGTACTCTCCAAACGGGATATTTACGTCCACGTCTTCTACGCCTTCTCCCATCAGCAGGTGATAGGCATTGATGCAGGTTGCCACCACATCAGGCAATGTTTCCTGTAGTGCTTCCACAATAGCGTTCCTGGTGTACAGAGTGGCTTTCTCCTTTTCCCGCTGCGCTTCCGCATTGTCCAGCTTTTTTACGTCAATACCCAATGTACTGGGGCTGATAATCCCCTGTAGGCAGAGGTCCAGAGCTGTCACATAGCTTGCAAGATAACTCTCATGGGGGATGATTGGCTGATCTGTATTGATCACATTTTGCTGCTTGTCACGCATATCTCCGTCAGCGGCAAAATACCGATTGTCAAACATATTGGGTCTGATGGGCTTCCCTGTCTCTGGATCATGTGGCACCAAGCATTCAGGGATATAGGTTTTGGCCCGGCCTGCTCTTAGTGCATCCATCCACTGTGACCATGCCTCGTCAAATGCATCAAAGCTGTCCAGTTTTCCATCAAAAATAGAGCCTCCCCGGCCTTCATATTTCGCTGATTCATAGATTTGCATAGGCACCGCTAGAATAATATTCTCATCAAACTTCCAGTCCGCCAGGTTGGCTGTAGCCGGGATTGACTTGATATCAACCAGCTTATCATGCAGGTACAACTCATTGATGATGTATCCGTATCCATAGCGCTCATTGAGGACATACATCCTGCCTTGGTCCTTGTAAGGAGTTTTAAATATCACCTCACTTATCCTGTCCCGGCGTCTGACTATCTCTATCTGTTCTCCCGGATACCATTCCAAGATAGGATACTCACTTACCTGTGTGTCTATCGTGACTTTAAAAGCCCCGTCCCCGATGTACAGCACTTCCTTCAGGGCCTTTTCCATTTTCTTTGTAAATTTATTGTCCGCTTCTATTTCCTTCCAGAGCCGTTCCTGCTTGGCGTCCTCGAACTCAAAATCATTCATATCCGCCAGCACAACCGAGGATAGTATGCGCACGATCAGTCCCGGCAATCCGGTATGGATCTTACGCATTTCCATCCCAGGGCTGCACTTACATGCCCAGAACTTAAACTTGTCCGCATACTCTGGATTCTGCTGGTACATCTGCTCCAGCTCATTGCTATCCCCCCTGTACCAAATCCGATTACGGATAGCATTGGTCTCAAAGTCTAATACCTCATTTATCTGAATACTGTACGGGTTTGCAGGAACTACATTTAACCAGCTTCTGAGGCCGCGCTTAATGCTTTCATTCAATTTTTGTACCCACCTCATTTCTTTGCCTCCTATTGTTATTTCTTGATAAAACTCCTATAATCTAAGTACAGGCCTGCACGCCGAGTACAAAGGAAAGGAGAAAATGTTATGCGTCGTTACGAATCGCCTTATAATGGAAAACGATATCTTCTCAATACAAACACTGGTGAAATACACGATTTAGATTCAGAAACGGTGTCCTGTCTCATAAATGAAATTAATCACGAACACATTTATATGGCCGATACTTATGACGAAGCCCAAGTCCACGCCGTATTAGTGGAGCATACATACAACCCGAATGGCTGCCACTACTGTATTCCGTCTAAAGACAATGGATAGACACCTTTTTGGGCTACGGACTTAATCGTTTGTAGCCCATCTTCAGGAATTTCACTTGATAATTCCACCGCCAGTCCGTCTGCTGAATCCGCTTTTCTTGCCATTTCAAACACAAGCCTCGAATATTCCTTGACTCCGTTGACTTTCTGTAATAATTCAAATCTTGTCATCTTTCTGCCTCCTCGAATCCAATCATATCTCTGTACGGAATCCATGCATACTGGTTAGCATTGATCGTATGGTCATTCCGGTCCTCAGGCACATCTTTCTCATCATCCCAGCTATACCGTTCCAGTTCGGATAGATGCTCCATGCAGGTGTCAACCACATAATAGCCGCCCTGCTGTATCCACCCCAATTGCAGATTGATGCGGTCAATGATTACAACGCTTTTGTAGCTGTCTACGAAATTGTAAAGGCAGCCATACAGACGCTTAAATTTACGCAGCTCCGTGATGGTTGCCTGGTCCGCACAATCGACGAAAACATTTTTTGCGAATCCCCAATCATCTTTACATTGATTGAGGAATCCAATGAAGCGGATAGCTGTATCACTGGGGGCCAGTGGCACATCCAGATTGGCATTGTTATACACCTTCTCAGCAAGGGTATATAATACTCTGTCCTCTGTAATGCCCTGGAATATCATTGAGATTGTATCTGGGGACTTACTGGAATAGGATGTATCTAGACCGGCCGTGAACTTTTTGAACCTTATACTTCCAGCCTTGATCTGCTGTTTTAGCCATGCAGCAGTAACTACATGCTTCTTGCGGTCGAAGTTCGGGAATATCAGACCAGTCGCCTTACCACGCAGACCCTGGATTTTGTTCTTCCAGATTTTGGTGCCCTTCGGTGTATTGGCCATAATCCTGTCCAGCATTGTTTTTGGTAACCCTGCGTTATCAGCAAAAGAAAAGAACCAATGTACCCAACCGGGTTTTGGTTCTTCTTTTAGCTCGTCTTTAATTTCCTGTGGGGTATCATCCCCCCACTCAGGGAGCGGCCTGGAACAGTTGATATACTCCTTGTACACATCCAGTCCGGGGTCATCCGGATTAAGTGTTGCCATCAGATAATCAGACCTCATGGCAGCCTCACGGACAAACTCAATATCCGCCGTGTTAATCTCATCAATGTACAGACAGCCGTACTGTCCGCCCAGAGCATCTTTCCACTTGCTCTTGTTGCCGTAACCAACGACAAATACTATTTTGTCTCCAGCAGACGTGTGAAACAGGAGATGCGGCATCTTATACTCACCGGATCCGTTGCCCTTGTATTCCACCAATACCCCGAAATCATCCAGGATTCCAAGGTCTTTCTGGATAATATTCTTCTCGGCTGCTCCTGTATCGTCTGCTGCAAGGATATGCAGTTTTTTAGGCGATTCCGCCACTTTCAGCATAAATTTAAACAATCCTACTGTAGTTTTGCCCGCAGCCGTTGTGCCCTCCAGGAACTCCACAGGGGCGTTACATTTCAGGAATGCCTTATACTTCTCTGACAATACCAGTCTTTCATCACTCATTATCCATCACCACGCATCTGCTGGATCAGGTCGTCCAGCTTTGTCTTCTCGGTATCCAGACTTCCGGAGATGTTGGTATCCTGCTTTGTGGTATAGCCGTATTTGCTCATCCACAAGCCGGCCAACTGAGACGGAATCATCTGTAGCTCAAATTTCTTGCGGGCATCTACTTCGCATTCCTCCCTCATGCGCGTGACGATGTCAGTATATTTTTTCTTCTCTGCATAATTGCTGTAGAACTGTTGTCGTGAAATCCCTGCAAATGCGCAAAATCCTTCAATTGTATATGTGACACTACGACGCAACTCCTTACTGACAAACTCGCTGTTCTTTGAAGAGAAGTCATGGGTAAGAACCATCTGATTGTCACAATCCTCTTTGTACATTTCCCATTTCTCTTGCAGTTCTTCCGGGCTGCTAAACCGTAATTTTCTTCCCATGATTTCACCTCACTTTCCACACGCAAAAACACCCAGCCAGCATATTGCCAGCCAGGTGTTCTTTGTTTTTTTTGATGATATCATAATATCACTTTTGTATCGGACATTCTAGGACATCTTTTGGCACATCCAAATGCGCCAGTGCCATACCATGTAAACGAGTTATATGTCTCTCAGAAAAACCCATGACCTCAGCCACCTGGTACCACTCAAAACCTTTGATATAACGATAAAATAATACGTCGCTCTCCCTGTCATCTTCCAGGCCATCAATACACTTTTTAATAGATTTAT